TAAAATACATATGCCATCTGTCATCACCTCCCTGTTGTTATTATCGATTAGTTAATTGGATGTATTCTGACACAGTAATTTCTCGGACAAAGCATTCATATCCTTTGAACACTTGTTCTCCATCAAGTGAGTGATATTCAACTTCATGAATATCTTTTCTTTGTAAGTAGGTGTTCTCATCCACCTTTGTAAATTCATTTGGTCGTACCTCTAATAATTCATTTTCCCATTTGCTCATTTGATCTCTCCTTTATAAAATATTTTTAATTGTGTGTGTACAAACGACATATGTATTTACAACACATTATTCCCGAAATATTTTTTAGAGAGATAAATTTTTAATCCTACAAAAATAGTAGGTGGCATTTATGGTCAGCCACCATGACCGATGGTCTGTTATAAGGTCAGCCATCCGACCTAGTATATATAGTAATCTACGACACCCATGAGAGAGTGGTAGATAAAGAAAAAAGAGGTACGAAAATAAAACTGTAGAAAATTAAATAAAACTAAAAAGTTTTAAATAATAATCTACAGTTTTTGTTTAATAATTTGTCAAAATAGTTTAAAAATAAATAAAAACAAAATGTTTTTAAACTTCCTTTGCGGAAGACACTACAGTAAACTTCAACTCATTATGAGCAGGTTTCTTCCAAGGCTTTCCATCGAAAGGTGATACACCAGCCTTTTCAGGAATCTGTTTAACAACAAACTTTCCAAGTCCGGGAAGAATTACTGTATCAGTAACATCATTCTCTAAAGTTTCCTTAACTACATCCACATAGGTTTCAATAACTGCCTGAACATCTGCCTTTGTGCATCCATCCAAACGTTTTGCTACTTCCTTAATCATTTCTGCTTTGTTCATAATTTTTAATCTCCTTTATATCCTTTAATATTTTTAGTTCAATAAGAACTTATATGTTTCTGTATGACCTTTTGATTTATCAAATCCATAAACCTTTACTGAAGACTTACTTCCCTTCATGATAGAATCACTATAAGGATCGCTACCAATAAATGATGGACTAATAAGAATCTCTGTGTCATTACTTCTGGTTTCAAAACATGGGATTTCTTTCCCATTGTGGAAGTGACCAAGTACCAAAAAGTCAATAAACTTATGACATAACATACTTAAATCACGTAAAGAATTATCAATGTTCTTTAACTGATGACCGTGCATTGCAATGATGTTGTAATCCCAAATAGGAATCTCAATAAACTGAGATTCATCATCTGCAATATTTACAAACACTCTATCATTCATAATGCATAAATCTGCAATATAATGTGAGATAACATACTCAAGGTCTTCATCTGCAAGTTCACTTGCTTTAGTGCCAAGAGGTCTTGTCTGTGTATGGTTTGCAGTCGGAACATGATAATAGTAAACCTTAACGTAAGCACTAAGCTCATTTAAGAAACTAGCAATCAGTCTACTAATTTCTACAGTTGCTTTAACAACACTAGAGTCATTAATCTTTAAATCACTAACTCTTAACAATCCCTGCAACATGTCGCCTAATGATGCAACATATATCTCATCTATTTTCTTTTTATTTACAAAGTTAATCAGATCTCCACATAATTTTCTGAGCCTATCCTTTGCAATAGTGGGAGAGTATTCGTTATTAAAACTTTTAAACATTGCACCATAATGAACATCAGACAATGTAACCAAATACTTTACGTTTTCATCATTTGATTCTTCAGATGCATATAATGGCTGAAAGTCCGGGAGTGGAAGAGTGTCACAGACATATCCGACATACTCGTAATACAGTTCGTGTCTTGACTGACTTCTATCAATGCGGTTTCTTTCAACATTCATTGTCTGTAATTTAATTCTCTCTTTTCTAAGATCTTCCTTCTGTTTTTCAAGTTCTTTTGAATAAGAACTATCAGATTCATATTTTTTAAAAACATTAGATTCAAGAAATCTTTTAGCTTGCTGATAAGGTTTGCGGTATGCGGCTTCAGTTCTATATTCTTCTTCAGACTCTCTGAACTCATGATTGATAATATCTGCGAGTTCTTCCCAAGATAAATCTAATCTTCCAGAGTCTTTTGCCTGTCCAAGCCTAAATATAAACTGTTCCTCATTTTCATTTTCTAATCTATGTAACTCCACTGGATCACCGCCTATCCAATGTCATCTTCATCCTCCAAGTCTACAACAATCTTGAAGTCTACAGTCTCAGTTCCTTCAGGCAGTGCCTTAAGAATCTCCTCTGTAATATCACCTTCGTCATCTACAAACTTGGATTCTGCCAATGAAATATTTGTTAACTTAATTGTTCTTTTAGGTGTACTCTTAGGCACACTGTCTTTTACTGAAAACATCTTTTTTATTCCTTTCTATCCCAATCTATTTAAAAATAGTAGTAAAATCTGTAATGATTTCATCTACAACTTTATACTCAACAAGTTCATCACATGTTAAATACCAATCCTTCTTTGCATTCTTCTGGAATATCTTTTCAGGAATTTCAGTATTTTCTAAAATATATTTCTTCATGCTTTCTTGCTGACGTTTATAATTCTTCTGAGCTTCCTCAATCTGTTCAGCAGTTCCACCAAGAGTGGCAGACCCACTGTGAACTAGCAACTGGCTATGAGGAAATGCAAACTTCTTATGACCAGAAATAAATAATAAGAATCCTGCCGACATAGCCACACCCATTGATACAGTGTAAATAGGAATTCTACTTGACCTGATTAAGTCACAAAAATAAAATGACTGTTCAAGATCCCCACCATAGCTATGTATCATAATATAAATAGGCTTTAATTCATTTTTAGGAATGTCTTTTTCCTCAAAGTTTAACTGAATAATTGCCTTAGACAATTCAATTAATCTGTAGTAGTCTGGGTCAATTTCATAATCAATATAAAAAACTCTTTTACCCCTAGATCCCCAATAGTCATAATCTTCAGGACAAGGAATAAATGTGTCCTTATTAAATTGTGATAAAAAATCTGGTAATGGAATATTAAACTGTTCCAATAACTTTCCCTTCTTTCCTTTTAGATTTCTACATGAGTTCCGCTAATTTAGCGATTCTTCCTCTGTAGATATTTTTCAATTCAATTTCACCGTAGAAGTCCTCCCCACGGAACACCTCAGAGAGTCTTCTCATTCCGTTGTTAAATCCTGCATACTGTGGCAAGTCTACCTGTGCAGCATAATCACCATCAATAATACAAATAGAATCTTCACCAATTCTCTGAAGAGCTAACTTCATAAGTGAGATATCAAGGTTCTGTGCCTCAGTAATATATACCGCACAATTAAGACCAGATGTGTCAAACCCACGAATATCACACATTGGTAAGATGTCTAATTTATTCTGTTGTATAAGCTGATCAATAAGAAATTTGTCACCCAATTTAGCACCAAGCATATTTCCTAGTGAACTATCAGCAAGTTTCTCTAACTGACTTCCTGGTAAGAAACCTAACTTAGCTGCATTAGCAGTAGGAGTGGGGTTAGCAAATATAACAATCTTATCAATCTTATTTTTTTCTAATAGATATAACATATAGCCAATTGCTAAATAACTTTTACCAGTCCCAGCTGGGCCTTTAATCATTGTGAGTTTATTTGTCTTCATACTATTTAAAGCAAGAGTTTGATAGATGTCACCATCATAAGGTTTAACACTACCAAATATCTTTGACTTAATATTTGTAAAATCAACAAACTTAAATTCATTACCGTCCCAACGATACTTGTCTTTAACTTCACCATTAGTATCTCTTATGATTAAATACTGATTTACCAATAATCCCCATTTGTTAACCGGGGTTTTTATTGTCTGATAGAAGTCTGTAAGTTCATCGTCTGTCATAGTAACTTCAATATAACCACTATAAGAGTCATCATAACCATCATTCGTACTTTCAACTCTTAAGTCGAAAATATTCTGAGCAATTAATTTACATGACAAATCATTTGTAACAAATGTTAGTTGGTTATATCCATCACTTACACGTTTCCATTCTCCATCAACATTACTAAGATGTTCTATAGCAAATGTTGCGCTCATACAAATACGAACATCAGGAGAGTCTTCAATACCATACAATTCTCTTGAATCAGATGGTAAGAAATATTTTTCATAACAAACAACATAATACTTATCTGGATTGTCATTCAATAATTTAACAACCCTTCTAGCATTGTACTTTGTCTGATCATCCTTATTTCTGTTAACTTTAATATCTTCAAGTTCAACTAAAGTAATTGATGAAATAAAGAAGAATTCTTCAAAGGCTTTCTCTTGTAACTCAAGAAGTGCGTTTGTGTCATAAAATTTCATTAGTAATCAATCACACCTTTCATGTTTACTTTATTTAGTTTTACTTATTAGCTTTTAACTTTTCTTTACGGATTTTTTCAAGGCACTGCATATTACGTCTGTTCTCGCAGAGGTAGTAGTGCTGATATCTTGTGTATGTATGGCTGATGCCATTCTCGCCATAAGGAACACCATACTTCTTATTCAGTTCAAGAGATTCTTCCTTAGAAATCTTAATCAAAATTATTCCTTCTTTCATTTTTAAATTTCCCAAAGTGGGATAGAAGTAAGGGTGGGATTTGAACCCACGACCTTTGCGGTTTGTTCCGCAACGAGCTGACCGACCTGCTCTACCTTACTTACCATTGCTACGCCCAGGAGTTGAACCTGGTTACCCATGCTTATGAGGCACAGGTAGATTCCGACCTACCGCCAGCTATAAAAAACAGTGACGATGCCGAAGGGAGAGTAGACTTGACACCGCCACTGTGGAGACGATCTCGCTATATTGCCAGCGAGAGAGCATTTGAATTTATATGCATGCATCCTTATTTGTATACCGCCTCGGAATATAAATATAGCGGTGAAACCTACTATTTCACTACAATTTCAGTTTCTCATAAGTGGACATAACTAACCATTAATTGACATAAATAAAAACCCCTAGATAACTAGGAGTTTTTATTTACATACATACCACATATTTTGTTCTAGGTGTACACACATTTTAAACTACACCTTCAAGGTTTTTTGAAAGTACCTTAAATAATGATGTTTTGTTTATATTATAAAGCACATTAAGCAGTAATGCACGATTCTTATTTACGTTTGACTTAATTGATTTACGATTCTGCTTTGCAGATGGAGTTATAATAAAACTCCTGTCAACCAACCAACTCATAAGACCTAAATAATTCTTAGATATATTAATCCCTCTCAAATCATTCATGAGATTATCAAAGTCACTACGTAATAAAATATAATCACTGTCCTCTGTTGAATTATCAGTATTATAGTTGTATAAGTCAAAAGAATATTTCTCAATTAAATCTTCAACCTTCTTACAAGTCTTCCTATGAATGTCAAGAGGATACTTCTTAAAGAAATGATCCATTGAAAGGGTAGAAGACGAGGAGCGCACTTCCTTAAACTTTAAGTTATACAAATAGTTCATAGGACAATGTATATCTTTATTTAAACTCTTTTCATTAAATCCAGGACGGATGATAGACCAAAACATTGGATATCCATTAGATGAAACGTCCATCTGCCTTTTGATATGCTTAATCTCTGCAGGTATATCAATATCAAACATACGTTTCGCTGAGTCAATTGCCAACTGAGCAAGCACTGATAGAATAGCACAATAATCATCATACTTAGGATCATCAAATGAACAGGCATATGATTGTGCAATCTGTGCCAAGTTGCTTGACTCACCAATGTCCGTCTGTGATGCAGACAATAAGTTATCCAATCTTGCAAAGTCGTCCATTGAACTAGAGTATACGTTCTTATCTTTTGGAACATTGTTTACTATAGTAGGATAATCTACATAGCACATCTTCGCATGTTCAACAATATCTTTTTGATTGGTAACATAAAAGAAGTCTGAATCTTGATCACAACCATTTGCCCTATCCTGAACA